ATACCAGTCCCAGCAGTAACACTTAAAACGCCAGCATTGGATACGGTAGGGTTCGCAGTCGTCCCACCAATCGTAATACCAGCATTACCAGCGGTAACACTTAAAACGCCAGCATTGGATACGGTAGGGTTCGCAGTCGTCCCACCAATCGTAATACCAGCATTACCAGCGGTAACGGATGTTACGCCACCAGCACTAGATATCGTAGGGTTCGCAGTCGTCCCACCAATCGTAATACCAGTCCCAGCAGTAACACTTAAAACGCCAGCATTGGATACGGTAGGGGCTGTAGCAGTCCCACCAATCGTAATACCAGCATTACCAGCGGTAACGGATGTTACGCCACCAGCACCACCTTTATTAGTATTACCCAATGGTTGCCAAATGGACAGTGTCGGGTAGGTTGATGGTGATGTAAATGTATTCTGAACAGACGCTACCCACCAGTTACCATCAGTGGTGGTCACAACATCATCAACATTGTAACTAGCATAAGCATCCCATAAGCCACGATAGTTCATCATATTTGGTAGTAAAGTCCTATTTGTCGTGCCGTCTAGGTTTAGTAGGTTATTTACTGACATTTCTACTATTAGCCGAATATATTTTATTGGGCTAGTAGGAGTTATAATATAAGTTGGGTAAGTCGGGTCTTCCGCATATGTAGCAAAAAAAGGATAACCTCCTAGGGGACTTTGGCGGACAACCCATCTTTACCCATCTTTTAGTTAGATTTTATTTTACATAAGACGCTCCTCAATACTCTTCTTACCCTTGCCTCCAGAGGCTCCACCGCTACCGTAGCCTACCTTCTCGGCAACACCACGCATACCAGCGGGCATCATACTCTTCATCGCTGACACAGCCGGCTTTGTAGCGTGATAGACATCCTTGGCACGGGAAAGGATATTTCCGAGACTGCCTAGCAGACCCTTACCGCCCGTGAGACGCATAAGGTCGGAGTGTGTAGCAACCGGGGCAAGCGGAGCGGAGATGATGTCTTGCTCGGATAGCACGCCCTTGATGATACGGGAAGAGCCACGGATGCTCTCAAAGAAGCCACTATTAACCGTAACAACATACATCTGCGGGACAACGGCGAACGGCAGAGGGTTATAGACTGAAAGGTTAAACTGGAGCGTGAAGTTACCAACAAGCGACGGGGCTTGTCCGCTCTGGAGCGTGATATCACGACCGGGCTTTAGCACGAGGAAACCACCGCTTGAGGCGACCAACGCTCCGTTATTGGCTGATGTGCGGGTCTTACCAACCCACTGCTCCCAGTCCATCTCAAGTCCGTTGCGGACTGACATATCATACAACTGCTCCGCCGTGTGCGATGAAAGCAGACCAGAGAAGTTATCAAACTGGATAGACAGAGGCTTTGAGTTGCCTTGGCTTCCGCCACCAAGGGTAAGACCAGCGACGGGGGGCAGATACATATCAGCATACTGGGGGAGCGTAGGGTCGGTCTGACCACTGGCTTGAGTAGGCTTGACATAGATGATGAGAAGGTCGGGTATCTGCGGTAGCGTGATAGTCTGGGATGTAAGTTGAACCGTGCTATTAGCACCGACCGTGCTATTGGTGTTCTGCGTGATGTAACGAGGGAACTCCATATACGGCACGACAGACTTGGGAGGCAGTGCTACCTCAAGCGACGGCGTGAGGAACTGCGTATTCACGAAACTATCAGCGAACGGTGTGGAGGCAAACGCCACATTGCTAATGACGCAACCAGCACCATTCACAATACCGGGGTTACGCAAGGCACGAGTGGGTGCCCGAAGGTTCATAATCAACTGGATGTTATTGATGCCGAAAAGTCCCGTATCCATCTCACGAGTATCAGCGAAGACAAAAGGTGATAGAACCAGTTTCTCCGTTGAACGCCACTTAACGAAAAGCGGGTAGGATGAGTTGGAACCGTTGGAAGCCGTCACGATGGGACGACCGTATCCATCCGTATTAACCGCATAACCATTGTATGTGTAGGCGGGTGACTGCGACGGCTGAAGAACCGCACCGTTCTGGTCTGTGAAGTAGATATCACCCCACGCACCGTTAGGCGTGGTATCAACCGTGTTCTGCGTGTCAAAGCCACCGTTCGGGTTGTTATTCGTGCCTACCGCATCAGCATAGCGGGCATATTTATCCAACATAGTGGGACAAGTGCGACGAAGACGGTTCTGCTTGTAGTCCGCAAGACGAAGAACCTCACGCTGGACATCCGCCGAGTTGATAACGGATGTAGTATCGTTGATTGTCGTAGTAAGCGTGGCACAGAGGGAGTTTAGCGGGAAGGCACAGAGGGCGATATCACGACCCAGAGTGGCGATAACTTGACCCGGTGTCGTATTAGCCGGGGTAGCAGTCAGCGACAGAAAGCAAGTGGATGACCACTCAATAGCCCTATCAACGAACACATTCTCTGACGGCACATAGATGTTGTATGTGTGCTGGGAGGCTGTGGCGGAGATAGCCGAGAACGGGGCGTTAGTAACGGACAAGGCACCCTTCTCAACGGCATACTTGGGGCGTGACTGGATGATGCGACCATCAAAAACCGCTTCCTTGACGATATCGGAGGACATTGTATATAATAGGTTGAGAATATTTTTCAATCCATTATATATTTTTTAGCACCGTTGCTAATAACTTGACAATAAATCTACCGGACGCTTTCTGAAAAGTATCTTGAGGGATACAGAGGATAGATTAAACATTTGAACCGGGTATAACTGGTTATTGAGGCGGTTCTTCCAATAGACTTGAATATCAATCGTGCGGATTTCTTGGCGTGACTTCTCAAAGGCAGACATACGATACTCCGCTTGCGGAACATAGTAGATAAACTGGCGATACAAGGCTGAACCAGAGCCGGCACTTGTGTCTAGGGAGATATCCGTGATGATAGGCTGGAAAGCAGACTGTGCCGTCGGGGCTGATAGTCCTAGATTACCTTGTCCATAGATTACTGGCTGTGCCGTATTCTCATTCTTCAGAGGCAGAAGTGTAGAGGTGAATACTATAGATGAGATAGGTGACCAGAGGTTACCCGTAGAGGGATAGTCTTGCGTAGCCGTCCAATACTTTGCTTGGAGTTGTGTCGGGGTAACAGTAGATAGCGGAGTAGTCGTGTAATCAACGATGTTAGAATAAAACTTATTGGGAAACTGAACCGAGGCATAATAGCCAGACAGAGTTGTGACAGTAAGTCCGACATTAGCGATAAGCATCTTGAAGTTTGCCAGTAGTCCCGCTAGGTTAGCATTCAGCCAGAGGGACGCTACCGGGGCTGTTGTGGCACCGGCTCCGCTGGCGGGTAAAAAGGTTGATACACGAGTGCCAAATGCCCTTTCATCTCCTAGCCAAGAGAAAAGCCCCGTAAGAGGGTCATACTTGAGTTGAGGAGGAGCAAATAGACTTGTAGCCATAGCGTTGGGAGTGCTATAGGGGAAAGGGTCGGTGGCTACAGTCAGACCACGGGTAGTAAGATAGGCTAGCCAATCTTGCTGGAACAGATACCAGAGTTTATACCACGCCGTAGTGGGAGAATATTGGTTATTAATGTTGTAAATCGTAGCATTAACCAAATCTACCCAGTGCTGGTAGGTATAGACCCAGTAGTAGCGACTTGTTAGGTCTTGGCTCACCAATGGTGCTTGAGGCACTGGTGCTAGAACTGTGCTAGTTGTTTCGGGCGAAAACAGAACTGGTGTAGCAAAAGCGTTCTCCACGAATGTGTTGGAGGTTCCATCCGAAAATCGGTAGGTCTGCGTCAGTGATACGGCAACGCTATAGGTCGTGAGGGTTGGGTCAGTCTGTCCTAATACCACTTGAGGGATGAATAGGGGGAGGTCTAGCCCCGCTCCGTCCATCGTGAAACGGACTATGCTAAACTCATATTTTGAGGCATCCTTGATAATGGCAGTATCACGAGTTTCTTGAAAGCGTATCTGCGGGTCATTGCCAGCCGGAAGTCCAGTGGCAAAGTCGCTAGTGTTGTTGTTAATGATGTCGGCATTGTAATATACAGTGTCGGGTTCATCAACATTACCACTGCGTTCTACACTGCTAAAGTAAGGCATTCTCTATATCATATTAGGACATTTTATTTACCGATTTTATTATATGTAACTCCCAACACAAAATCGTCCGGGGCTAACTTACTCTTATCCATAACAGTCTTGTATTGGTCTAGTGTCTTGGGTGCGTAGAAACACCTCACGACTGCGTGGCGACCACAAGTTGATACATCATTGCGTGTTTTCTGAAACGGAAACTTGTTATAAGTTATAGGTTTGCCAGACGATTTTAGCAAAGGCAAAAGGAGTTGCTGGTCTATACCAAGTTCTCGTCTTACTTCCGGACTTGTATAGTCTTTGATATCATCGGGCGGGTTCCCATACGGGTCAAAGAACTCTATATGGTCTTTCTTGTTTAGCATACAAGTCCAATGTCCCGTTGTGGCACTTGTAGTAAGATAAAGCATTATACAACGCCCTTTAGCATCAAACAACTGTCTCCAGTCATCCAGCCCCTTTAAATCAGCATAGGTTAGGATTTTAATATCATTGCCTAATAGTTTCCTAATATCGCCATCGGAGAGTGGATATCCCCTTGCTTCAGTGGCACTACCCCGTATCATCTTTGCTAATAATGCTAAATAATATAT